CTTATGTCTTGGTTGGTAAGGTTGGTGTGGTATAGCTTTTCTTCTAGGTATAGATTGTCCCCATCCTTGTAGACTTTTATCAGTGCGGTGGGGTCATTGGTAAAACCAAAGTCAAGCCCATAAGCTACCACCTGACCTTTTGCTTCTTCAGCTATTTGGAATTGGAAAATGGTAGCTCTTGACATACCACGCTCCCCAAGTCCATAGATACGCCAGTAGTCTTCATCTGTACCCCGTAAGCGTTCTATTTCTTGTATAATAACTGGGTCTAGAAATTTATTGTCCTTGTATGTGGTTTGGTAGAAGTCAGAGTCATCTCTAGGAATTACCTTATCATAAATCCAGTGGAATGAGTCAGAAGGGTTGTAGTCCAGTATTATCTTCCCATCGGTACGAAAAACGAGCTGCTGCCAGTCCTCAAAAAATAGTTCGTTTGCCTCGTTAATGAAAAGTAGGTTACGTTTCCTACCCCTAATTTTTTGGGGCTGGTCTAAAGAAATAAACTCCACAAGGTTGCCATTTAGGTAATACTCATGGCTGGACTTATTGTGTAGCTCTTCAATGTAGATGTCATGGATTCTTAGGATTTCCATAAAGTCCCTCATTACTGAAGCCCTAAGTGATGGGAAAGTTTTACGGCATATTGTAATCACCTTATCCGTATGCTCGTAGGTATACTCAAAAATTATCCACATCAAAATGTTATAGGTCTTACCTGAGCGTGTACCCCCTTGCTCTATGGTAATCCTTTTATCACTCTCTTGTAAGTGCTTATAGACCTTATTCGTGTAAATCTTGGTCATCTAGTATTTCAATCTGAAAGACTTTTTCTCCCATTTTGTGAATCTCTTGCCTTTCTACATAGCCCCGCTTTTTACCCTTTGTCTTTAGGTAAAAAATGGTAGCGGTGGAATTGCCGTCTTTGATTTGCTTATGCAGTTGGCTTTCTGCAAAGTCAATAGCCACATCCCCAAGTTCCTCAACGGCCTTTTTGTATTCCGCATCATCTTGCATCCAGAGGTAGTGCGTAGTGCGACCGATACCTACCGCCTTACAAGCAGCAGTTACAACACCCAATGACTTTTCAAGTGCATCAAGCATTGCCTTTTTATGTTGTTCAGTTTTGTCCATCTATGTTGTATATTTGTTTTGCGAGGGTAGTGTAATGGTTGCACACTTGGTATTCCAATCAAGAAGTGGCGTTCGAATCGACCTCCTCGCTCAAATTAGCCCTCCTCTCTTGGAGGGTTATTTTTTGCCCCTTGTACATCCCAGCACCTATTTCGTCTATTTTATCAAATGATATTTCGGACTTGGTAAGTATACAAGATTTATCTATGAGATATACATATTTTAGTTGGTAACCATCAAATGGTTGCCACTTACGAAATTTATTTGACATTTTAAGATGGTGCGCTTGGATGACGTGCATTGCTTCTCCAGTTTCTGGATTTATTCTCAATGCAGTATTTTCTGCTATGCCTACTAATTTAAATCCACTTGCTCTGTAAATAGTTCCATCACCACATTGAGTTCCATCCGCAAAACTAATTATCCACTTTATTTGAGGGGCATTTTTTTTAATAAGTCGGATACTTATAGCTATACATCTACTTTCGCTATACTTTGGCAAATAGTCATCAAATGCCATACGGTTTAACTCTATAAACTCATTCCATCCCGTATCTTTTACAAGGTTTATAGTCCCTTTTTTGTTTATACTTGGCCCATAACTTAAAACTCCGTGTAACTTTCCATCAAGAAAAGCACCAAAGTGCAAAGTGCTATTTGGCACAACTTTACCAGAGTAGTGATGCTTCTTAACGAATTCATTAGCAATTTTGGCTGGAATGACCTTAACTACTATTTCTTTTGCTCTGCCCATTGCATAATAATTAAATAGAGGGCGTTGCCATTTGAGTTCTCGTTACCAAAGGTTTCGCAGTATTTGAATTCGTCTGTTGCTTTCACGTCTGCAATGGCATTTTTTATTTGCTCCGTTTGCTCATCTGCTAAAGTAAATGTCATTTGCTGGAATGGTGATTTGTCACCATCTGGCAAAGAGAACTCATCACCAAACTGCTCTGCATTCAAATCAAATCCACCAACATCCAATCCCCATTCCGTCAACGCCTCCACATCCCATTCATTGGCGAGCAAATCCCAATCCCATTCACCGAAGCCCACATTATCCTTGATGATAAACTCGGCTTTTTGTTCCTCCGTTAGTTGGTCTGCAATTAGGATATTCACCTCTTGCAGTCCAGCAGCTTGACAAGCCTTGAGGCGCATATTACCACCCAGCACTACCATATTGCTATCCACCACTATGGGTCGCAACTCTAACATTTGTGGGAACTCTTTAATAGAGTTTACTAGCTTCTTGAATTTATCATCCTTAATAATACGCGGGTTGCTTGGGTTAGGTATAACCTTTTTAATTTCTACTTTCATTTCTTAAATAACTTTCTTTCGTGAATATGTTTAAGCCACTCCTTATGGTGCTTGACATCTCCGTAGGTTATATGGCAATTCCTACAAAGGGCCATTAGGTTTTCTATTGTGTCGTGGTTGGATGTTCCTCCCATACCTCTAGCTTCTATGTGGTGGATGTCTACGGCTTGGCGGTTGCATACCTCGCAAGGAATCCAGTCCGTTGTATCGTAACCCATCCCCTGCAAATATACCTTTGTGTGGTTCTTCATAAGTGCATTCCGTTCTTACTAACGATACTGATTCCCCACCACAACCATCCGATGCTTACACATCCGTCACAAATTGAGGAATCATATGTGACAGAGATGTGAGGGAGCAAATGTACGCTTCCTATGTATTTGAATGTTTCTATGCTCATAATTGAAATACTTTGACATTGGCGGTGTAAGCACTATGCTCACAGTCTCTTGCGAAGGTGATGGCTTGTTTTTCTTCCTTGAATGTCTTTCGGGCATTGAGTAGCCAAGTGCTATCCTCAAGGAACTTATCATAAACTACTACATATCCCATTTCTCTTTGGTGTTAAAGGTTTCTTCAAAGTATTCTTCGGCAGTCCATCTTGATTCAACTGCTCCGTGTTGTGCATCACTAAAGGCGTTGCAGATGATTTCTTTCTCTTTCTTAAGTAGTTCCTCTGCTAATCGTTTAGCGTTTCTTACGCCTCCACGATACATTGCATCCTCTAATGAGGTTAACTTTGCTTCTAATTCATTGAGTTGCTCAATCAACTCTTGCATTGGTGTTTTCATTTCTCTTTTGTTTTAAAGGTTTCTATTAAATCTCTAATCCGTAACTCAAGGTCATCAACTCTTCCTTTTAGGAATATTTTCTTCCGATTAGACTCCACATCAAAACTTGAGTGCCAATAAACTTCATTCATCACAATACCCATTTGATGTTCTAATGCCGCAAGCCTATCTAATACTTGAGTCTCAAATGATTTGGATGTTTCTCTAACTTCTTTCATTTCTCTTTGGTGTTAAAATGTTCTACAATCAACTCAATCGCCATTCCTAAATCTTTAGGCTCTGCCATCTCTAAAGTATCATCACCTCTGCGCCACTTGTTGTGATTCTCAAGTAGTGTTACTGCTTCTTGTAGTGTCATTTTTGTTTGATTTTAATTACATAATTTATGCAGCGTGGTATATGTGAATAGTCGTACTTGTGGTAGGTGATGTATGAGTTGATTATTTCAACATCGTTTTCATTTACCCAATCTATAAACTCACTATGCTTCTTCATTCCATCAGTTCCAGTATAGAAAGATACCTCTCTAATCTCTGATTTGGTGAAGAATCGTTTTAGCCACTTCATTTCTCTTTGGTGTTAAAGGTTGGGTACTGCAAACCAAAAATGGACGGGGTAAATACCAAATTCATTCTCTCGTACTTCCCATTGCTTTGTTGGTATATCGTAAATACCAATTCCCGTCACCCAAGTATCATTAAATTGATTCCACATTTTCACAATACACTCAAAAGTGTTAGTGGGTAATTCATTTTTTACATCCTTGTACATAGTTTTTACTTCAATTGTTTTCATTTCTATTTTGTTTTAGTGTTCTATTAAAGACACAAAACCCTATTGTTCTGTATCATTATTGGTTTTACAATTTGGGTAAGTGCAGTTGTCGTTTAGTCTGCAACTCTCACCTTCTCTTTTGATGTGCTTACACTTTTCTAATTTCTCAAGCGTGTCCTTCAGTATCACATTCCAAGACCACTTGTCCTTGTCAG